TTTTCCAAATTTCTCAAATACAACGATTGAATCGTAAAAATGAACGGAAGTCAAGTCTTTTGCGATAGTTTTCTTTCTTTCCAATTCAGGATCAACATCCATTATCCAATCTTGATGAATGATATCAATGTAAGATTTGGCATACTCAATAAATGAGTTTCGATTTCTCAATCCACCACCATTGTATGGCATATATGATGTGTGGCAATCTTCACAGATATAGATTCCTCCAATAGGCATTGTTGGAAATACTTTTTCGAAAGTTAGAATCTGCTGATCCATGAAGTGACCACCATCGTCAATGAAAACATCTATTTTGGGATGCTTTGCTAGAAAGTCATCCCAAAACTTTGGATCACCCTGATCTCCAATGACCACTTCGATATTTGGTTGATCGTATTTGAGTTTGGTACATTCTGTATCAACGTCAATACCAATCACTTTATGAAATGGACCAAGATACTTAGACCACATTTCAAGTGATCCACCACTTTGCACACCAACTTCGACTAGTGTATGTGGCCTGGACTGAAACTGTATCGAATACAAATGTCTGTGGTATACATCAAAGTAGTTATCCCACTTATCGGAGTGCTTGGTCACATTGTCAAATATACTTCTCAAACTCATAATTAATCTTTTCTCCAGTACCAAACATCCTGTTCACAGAACGAAACTTCTTTGTTGTATTTTGTTGCCATTTCATTTACACCCGTCTGTAATGACCATCCATTATAATCATGACCAGACATGATTCCACCACTCTTTAGTTTTGGATAGTAGTTTCTAATATCCTTTTCTACCTGTTCGTTTGAGTGATAACCATCAACGAAAATGAAGTCAACTGACTCGTTCTCAATTTGATCAACTGCGTCGTCTGATCTTAAACGAATCAATGATATACGATCGGAATATTCCTTCATCAACTGCTGAAATGATTCATGGGCCCGATCTCTTGAAGTCATTTGATCATATTCTTCATATGGATCAATGGCAGTGATATGGGAGTTGGGAAGCATTTCTAAAAGATAGTGAGTCGTCGCACCATGACACGATCCAATCTCAATTCCTTTCAATCCTTCTTTGAATTCCAAAACTTCTGGAAGTCCCTTTGCGGGAACCCATCCATCTGGAACTCCGTCTCTTATATATTGTGGTCTTTGAATTTCCTTTGTCATTGAAGTTCCTATTGATTTTATGAATTGTACTTTCTTCAAATTTCGATCCACTCTGGATTCTTTAGTGACCACTCTGTTACTTCATGCAATCTTTCTTTCAATGAGAAACGTGGTTCCCAACCAAGTTCGCGCATATAGTCTCCAGACAATGCATAACGCAGGTCATGACCAGGTCGGGACGTGTGAAAGTCAACCATTTCGTAGTTAGGAACTTTTCCTTGTGCTTCTGCCAAAATGTTTACCATCTGGAGATTGTTGATTTCTTCCTTACCAACGATGTTGAACTTTGGACATTTGGCACCTCCAAAGTCTGGGATTTTCACTTTCTCAAGTAATGAAGTATTCAGAGTAAGTAAAAAGAGCATTGCTTCCGCAACATCTTTGGCATGAATGTAGTAACGCGAACCTGGAATTGTTTTGGTTGCATCACTGTGAATGTATATCTTCTCTCCATCACGAATCTTACGAATACACATGGGAATGAACTTCTCTGGATGTTGACGTTCTCCAAAGACATTCATGGTATGCGTGATAAACATGGGAATCTTGTATGTATTCTCATACGCAACACAGAATTCTTCTGCGGCAGCCTTTGATGCCGAGTAGGGATTGGTTGAGTTATAACGATCCCGTTCCTTGTATGCAACTCCAGGAGGAGCAATACCAAAGATTTCGTCTGTTGAGAAGTAGATGAAACGTTCTAGATTGTCAAGTCCTCGTGCAAAATCCAATAGATTAACAGTACCAACAGTGTTATCCAAAACAAATTCCATAGGGTAAGTGATTGACCTATCCACATGAGAAGAAGCCGCAAGATGTAGTATAACATCAACACGCCCAATAAGATTTTTGTTGATTTCGGAGATGGGTGCTTTGAGATCATGCCATACTACTTTGACCCGTTTCTGTGTGTCTTTGGGATATTTAGAGACCACATCATGAAGTCTGTTTAGATTGCCAGAGTAATCAAGACGATCAAGCGACACGATTTCCCAGTCAGTCTTTTGTAGAAATAGATCAATAATATGGTGTCCGATAAATCCTGCGCCACCTGTTAGCAATACTCTTTTTGTCATCACGATGCTTTCTTCACTAGTTCAAGTTTTGGTTTATTTAGTTTCAGGTATTCTTCGCGTGTGATTGGAAGATCACCAACGTGTGTCAGTGTCCACTTACCCTGTTCTCCATTGACTGAATAGACGACAGTTCCAACTTCTGCTTCTGTACCGTCAACCCACGTCACCGCAGTTTCAATTCCATCACCATCATCTTTTTCAAAACGACACAAATAATATCCCATTAATTATTCATCCTTATATTGTTTTTGCAATGCTCTAAAAGCAAATTGTTGATCTGAATACTCATACTTCAATCCAAACTTTTCGTCCATATATTTGGGAAACCAGTCTTTCATGAGATAGTCCATCTCAGCAAAGGCCTTGGTCTTGTCATAATAACTTTCCCTGCGCATGTGTTTAATTTTGGTTTCATGTATGACATGTGCCGATGCTTGCAAATAGAAGCACAGAACCTTATCCATTCCCCATTCTGCTTCACCAGGAGTGTAGTCCTGAAAGAAACGCAAAACCTTTCGGAAAATATCATTCCGAAAGAAGGGAACACCAAGTTCGATGAAATTAGTTTCCGTCCAAACATAATTTGAATTGTGTGTTAGTATAGGGTAAACTGTCCATGAGGTTAAACTTTGCTGAAATAAACGAAAATCGTTTTTCTTTGCTATGTCTAGTGCCTTATTGATTTCTGTTACTGTGGTACAATAGTCATCGTCAAAATACGCAATATATTGATAATCTTCCCATTTGATCTTGTCACATATTTCGTTGAGCATTGCCCATTTTCGACCTTTATGTCGGATAATCATATCATAAGTTCCTGGTTCTGGTTCAAAATCATTGAATACCACAAGACAGGTTTCATAGGAACGATTTTGCTTAGTATATCTCCAATGATCGTCTTTGTCAAATGAATTATCAAAGAACATCGAACAACCAGTAGGAGAAATAATTAGAGATTTGTTTTTCATATGTGTCCCCAATATTTTCCATTTTTTATGTTTGATATATGTGCCGCGCTGACATTGAATTTAGAAGCAAGCAAATCTCCTCTTATCCCATTTCTAAGACTTTCTTTTATTTCAATAATGTCTTTTTCTGTAAGTTTTGATTGATGATTCTTTTCACCTAAAAATTTATTACTGTGATCTTTTCCTTTTGCATGTCTATTTTTTGTAACCATATCATCTATATTGTCTAATTGTGTTCCCAAAAATAGATGATTTGGATTGACACATTTACGATTATCACACTTATGTAAAACATACAATCCTTGAGTATCACCATTATGTAATTCCCAAGAAACTCTATGTGCTTTCTTTATTTTCTTATTATCATTTATGATTCCATAACCAAATTTGTGCGTATACGCTTGCCATTCCCAGCAATCATTGATTCCTCGTTTGTCAACTTTAGACCAGAATCTTTCTGCTAATGTTGTTTTAGGCCATCTACTCATTTATTACCATTCACCTCTGTAAATATTTTTCGAAAACCATCGTCTAAATCTATCCATATCAAAAACTTTATTGCTTTCAGCAAGCATCGGTTGATTTAGCATATCTATATATAACTGGTCGTTCGAATCGACCTGCTTGATTGCTTCAATGAATAAATCATCATCTTGATAGTCATGCCAGTTTAGAAAGGCCTTTGGATTGAAGTCTAAAGCAATTGTAGGGCTTCCCCAGTAAATTGGAACAGTTCCACCAACTAATGCTTCATAAAGTTTTTCGGTAGCATAACCAGGATGTGAAGCATTCTCAAAACACATATTGAACTTATATTTAGAAATGAAATCCATTTTTGTCCATATGGCATCATGACCAACATGATTCAATGTAATACCAGTGTTGTTGAATAATGGTCCAGCAGAATCAACCTTTTTATATCCGCATAGTTTATGAAAGAACTGGTTGCGCATTTCGCAACCGCCATTCTTTACAACGAATGAACAAAATTCTCTTTTAGTAGGAGAAGAATTAGTTAGTCTATTTGATATTCTTGGTGATCCTCTACGTGTATTATCAAAGTCATAGATCACATAGAGGGGTAACCTGTAGTGATTGCTAGTATCAAAGTGATCGAAAGTAATAGCATAGTGGCATTGATAAT